TAAGTTTGTTGGTCGTCTGAGAAAGAGATTCGCTAACTTGTTCAATGATCTTCTCAGAACTCAACTTGTTCTGAAGAATGTTGTTTCCCCAGAAGACTGGGAAGTAATGAGAGATCATATCCAATATGACTTCTTGTATGATAACCAGTTTGCTGAACTGAAAGAGTCTGAACTTCTTCAAGGTAGACTTGGTAACCTTGCCACTATTGAACCTTATGTTGGTAAGTATTATTCTACCGAATATGTAAGGAAAAAGATCCTTCGTCAAACCGACTCTGAAATCATTGAGATTGATATGCAGATCGAAGATGAAATTACTAAAGGTATTCTTCCAGATCCTTCACAAGTTGATCCTATTACTGGCGAACCTCTTCCTCCAGCAGGTGGCGACCTTGGTGCACCAGTGACTGAACCAGACTTAGAGGCAGAAGGTGCTGCCACTGATGCACAGGCACAAAAAGACGCTAAGAAGGCAGAGATATAAATAGAAAATATTACATAATTAATTCAAATGGATAATGTAATCGATATGATTGCCACAGGCGCTTCTGCGTCTGATGTCAGTGACAATTTAAAGAACCTTCTTTATGCCAAAGCGGCAGAAAGAATCGAAGCTGCAAAACCAATTGTAGCAAACACAATGTTCAATGAACCTGAACAGGGTGAAGTTGAGGATGAGGTTGAACAAGAACCACAAGAGGATCAAGGAGAATGATTATCAAAGTTCTGGCAGCAGAAGGTGATTTACAATCTGCTTCCAATGTTGACACTGCAACTGTTGTTAGACTTTTCAATGGTCACACTGGTGCTCTGGTTATTACCAGAAAAACTGCTGGTGGAACAACTGTAGGAAGTTTGACAGTTAATACTAAAGAAAGTGTTGTATTGGAAAAAGATCCAACCGACACTCTTGAATCTTCTGGAAGCGGAGGTTCAGTAAAAGTCGTAAAAGTAGCATACAACATCTCATAAGAAAATGAAACTGATTACCGAAGAAGTATCAAACGTAAAGGTCATTGCCGAAGGCAAAGGTGCCGCTAAAAAACTCTACATTGAAGGAACTTTCCTTCAAGGCGAGATCAAGAACCGTAATGGGAGAATGTATCCTATTTCGACTCTTTCTCGTGAAGTAGATCGTTATTGCGAAACCTTCGTCAATAAAGGTCGTGCCCTTGGAGAACTCGGTCACCCCGATGGTCCTACCGTCAACCTTGATCGTGTATCTCACAAAATTACTTCTCTTGTAAGAGAGGGTAATAACTTCAGAGGTAAGGCACAGATTCTTTCTACTCCTATGGGTAAGATTGCATCTTCACTTCTTGATGAAGGTGTAAAACTTGGTGTTTCCTCTCGTGGTGTTGGTTCACTTTCAACCACCAGTGAAGGTCACAAAGTTGTCGGTGAAGATTTCCAGTTAGCAACTGCTGCTGATATCGTTGCCGATCCTTCCGCTCCTGACGCTTTTGTCAATGGAATTATGGAAGGAAAAGAGTGGGTTTGGGAAGGAGGTATGCTCCGTGAACAACTCGCTGAAAGAACTGAGAAGAAAATTGAGTCCCTTGTCCAACAAAGGGCACTGGAGGAGCATAAACTCCAGTTGTGGAACGATTTCTTATCAAATCTTTGATTTATAAATAAATATAGATTAATACATTTTAATCAATAATGTCCGTTGGTAGCAATTTACAAGAAATGGAAAACGTAGTAACCAAAGGGGCAGCATCAGCCGATCCAATGCCTTCTTCTGGCATCCCAGTTGAAGACCTCGGCGGTCCTACTCCCGAAAACAACAGCCCTACTGATGATTCTAACAAGCTTAAGGATCCAGCAGCGACTCTTGCTCAGGTGAGAGACGTTGTTAATGCTAAAGCTGCTAGAGCAGAAGAAGTAGAGGTGGAAGAGGATCAAGAGGTCGTCGCTGAAGCAGAAGAAACCGAGGAAGAAGTAGTTTCTGAAGAAGAGACTACCGAAGAGGAGGTTGTTGCTGAGTCCGAAGAGACTACTGAGGAAGTCATCCAAGAAGAAGAGATTGACATCGAAGGCGATGTTCAGGCTCTGCTTGAGGGTGAAGAACTTTCTGAGGAGTTCCAAGAGAAAGCACGTACCATTTTCGAAGCCGCCATCAAGACCAAGGTCTCCGAAATTAAGGAGAACCTTGAAACTGCCTACCAGCAGGCACTGGTAGAAGAGCTTGAGACTATCAAGGAAGGTCTGACCGAGCGTGTCGATTCTTACCTTGAGTATGTTGCAGACGAGTGGATTCAAGAGAATGCACTTCAAGTCGAGCATGGTCTCAAAACTGAGATGACCGAATCCTTCCTTGAAGGTATGAAGTCACTCTTTGAAGAACATTATGTAACTATTCCTGAAGATAGATATGATGTCATCGAGAGCATGGTAGATAAACTTGATGAAATGGAGAATAAACTCAACGAGCAGATTGACCGCAATGTTGCTCTTAATCGCAGATTAGCTGAGTCTACTTCTGATGTAATTTTCTCAGAAGTTGCTGAAGGTCTTGCACTTTCGCAGAAGGACAAGTTCGCTTCTCTCGCTGAAAATGTTGAGTTTGAAAGTGAAGCAGACTATCGTGAGAAGCTTGTAACTCTGAAGAAGTC